ATGTTCGAAGTGATTGCATCACTACTGTCGTCGATAATTTTAAGAAACTTACTGTATTTAAATCTTGCACCATATCTATTTAATTCAGATGATTCTGCATAACTATTCACATTGTTCTGAACAATAGTGGATATGTATGATGCACTGGGAGCAAGATTCGTATTGTAATAGACTTGAGATTCAATTTCCAAATACAAGTATTTTAAATCAAGAATTTCTGTGACAATACCAGCGACACTATATTTCTTTAAACTTCTACGAATATTTTCCTTAATTAAGTTTGGTATGAAATCACCATTCCTCGGCTTAATACTAATAAAAACTTTTCCATACTGTGGTGGAACAACATCTTCTCCACCAAATACAGAAATTGATTCAGTTTCTGGATAGATCTTTGCAGGAATCAGTGTTTCATAATCATTTGCAGTAACTGCTCTATTTTGTGAAGAATAGATTCTTGGTGCATACTTTTTAATTGACTCTACACCTTCAATTTTTTCTCCACCAGAAGATGAGATTTCTGTAGTAATCAGAGAAATTCCACTAGTAACCAGATACTCTTGTCCGTCTCTTATATAAACTAATCTACCACTAAAGGAAAATTTATCAATACCATTTGCACTATCACCATGACTTGTAATGTAAGAAACTTCAATGTAATTTCCCTCTTCTAGTTTCTTACCAAAGATATCATCACCAAACAGTAATTCATATCTTTCATCTTCGATTTCTTGAATGAAATATACCTTTGAGTCATTCCTAATTTCAAATAAACTATCTTGAAGACTATACTTGACTGAAATTGTAGAGTCTTGACTATTTTTTACAATAACTGAAATTAGATCAGTATCCACACCTGCATTATCTAAGATATATCTTTGATTCTGATTTCTTGATGTATAGGTATATGTTTGTTTAATTACATTCCCTTCATAGACGGGAATATTTGTAAAGTTTGCAGTATTGTCGATGACAGGAACTGTAACATCATCTAGTATTGAGAAAACGTATGATGAGTTTCCAAACTGTGCTGAGGTTGCTGCAACGATTCCTTTCTGAAGAGTAATTGTTGCAGGTGTTGGAAACACATTTGTAGTATCTACAAAGAAAGATATATTTGCTGTTGCTGCTTTTCTTGAACGAGGTACATAACCAATATTTCTTGCAAGAGAAACAATGTTTTCTCTTAGTGTTGCGCTATCGATGAAAATTTCATTCGATATCATATTAGCATTATATGACGTAATATACGTGTTATATGCTAAGACATTTAAAATTGTCGAAAGGTTTGATCCTTCAAAATCATAATCAGTAAAATTTGAGTTAGATTTTAGATAATCTCTAAGTGTCTTTTTGATTTGATCAAAATCTAAACTAGTAAAGTTTTGTAATGTCATTTACCTTGTTGGAAGAAGAGCAAACTCTAACTGTTGTGGAGGAATATTTGCGCCGATGATTTCATACTGTAAAATAGCATCAAATGAGTTCTCATCAAAATTTGGTGTAACGGTTACTTCATTTAATTTGACTCTTGGTTCATAATTATCAATTGAAAAACGTATTTCTCCTTCAATAATCTGTGCAGAAGAATCATCAACATTCTCAAAGAGAGATGCAGTGATATTTGATCCGAATTTTGGATCAAAAAACTTTTCTCCAGGAAGGGTAAAGACAATATTTCGAATGGATCTTGCGATTGCATTTGCATTTTTAAGCACAATCAAGTCGTTGTTCAGGGGATTAACCTGAAATGACATACTTAAATCATTAAAACCTTGACTTACCCTTTCTAAAGGCATTTATGATGATAATTTATGAAATTCTATCTTATTTATTCATTAAAATTCAGTTAATGGAATTGGTTCTGTACCATATTCCCAATCATCATAGTCTTCATCATTACGAATTTTTTCATGAAGATCTTTTTGAACTTGAAAATCATGTTTTTTGGGTGTGAGATCGTCATTTGCAATCTCTCTAAGCATTTTATTTTCCATTTTGCTCCTGATTTGGTAAATCAGAACTTTTTACGGGGTTGCTATCCCGAATTTCTTTAATTTCGTACATAAAATCATCTGACGTTTCGATTTTACGACGATTTTCAACTGAATACTCTGTCAAATCAATTTCGTAACCAGGATTTTTGGTAATTCTGTTGCGTGTCCATGCATCATCGTACCATAAAATTTTATTATTTGGATATGCATAGAAGTTTCCGTTATCCATCTTAAAAAAGTGAGCGCATTTATGCTCTGGTGTCTCACTAAAGTTAGTATTCAAAGTAGATTTTGACTCCCATGCCCAATCTAACGTAAACATATAGGTTCCTTCATTCTTTTTCCCTTTATAGTTGATCAGTTCAGCACGTAAGTTAGCCAATCTTGAACGAACTTGAACATCAATATAAGGAGAAAAACAATCCCACCACATACACTCTTCTAATTCATGAACTGGAGCATCAGGTTTCCAACAGAATGCATGAATAGGTCTACGAGTCCAGTTGACTCCGTTCTCTAGAAACGCCTCAAAGAGGGGTACATGCTTCTCTAAGGACGCTATGGAGTGTACGTCGCATAAAGTTACCTCTCCATGTCCTTTTTTATGATTATAAAGAAATTCATTGCGAATATAGCAAGTAATTGTCGGAAGATTATGATTAAGATATGCCATAAATTGTCAATAAAAAAAGCAGGAGATTAACCCTGCTTTATCTATATTATTAATCTTTACCTTGTACCTTGTCCACGATACCTCTTTTTACGTCCATTACGTGAGGTTGCAGAAAGTAAAGTGCGTGATGAACGTCCTTGACGAGTTTTCTTCGGTGCTCCAGGTTCAAAATGAACCTTATTCATACCACTACCGCCCTTAGCCATTTAAATTTCCTCCATTTCAATTTCATTTGGATCAATATCTTCCCCCGAGTAAAAATGCTCTGAGAAGTCTAAAAGAATCTCACTACAATCTTCTGCAGTGAGATTCTGATAAATTTTACGTCCTTCGTATAAAAGGTTGTAAAGTTTCTCCGTCATCAGATAATACGAGTCTTTTCGTGTCCAACACGAATCCGAGGATCACACCAGATCTTAAATCCTTCCTCAATTGCATCGAGACAGAATGAAACGTCCTCACCACACATATCCTGAACTGCACCAGATTCAAAGACTTGCATCTTAGGAGCAAACCAAGGGTATTCGAGATTTTCAAAAACACCCTTCTTAATCAGAACCCAACCAAAACCAGTGTAGTCTACGGTGAAAGGCTTACGACGCTTATCCATCGTCTCCAGTGTTTCGTGATTCATCACACCACCGTTCTTACGGAAGTCATCTTCCTCCAACCAGTGTGCGACAGAGGTTGTGTGTCCATCTTCCGTGCAATACCACCCAGAAGTGATATCACGCTCTGTGCCATCTTCGGAGAGTGCAAGATCACACAATTGCCAGAACTTTGATGTATCAAAAACAATGTCACTATCAATCCAGAGTTGATAGTCATAGTTCAGTTTGCCATCCCAAGGAATTTGCTTAGGTCCACGTAATACGTTTGCACCCAGACACTTACAACGTGCAAAGTTCACCATCGAGGAATAATCCTGCGAGATCTGAATTGCCATTCCATTCTGAACAAGATCAAAACAGAGTTGTACAAAGTTCTTTAAAAAGATGAATGAACATCCACGTCCAGGAAGACAAAAAACAATTGTCTTACCTTTCATGCGTTCACGAATCTTATCGTAATCCCAATCTTCAGTTTGTGCTTTTTTAGGAGCAACAGTTTTTACAGTAAATCCTTTTGCCATAAGTTGAATAACTCTTCAATGTCAATTTTAACGCTTTATTTAATATAAGTCAAGTTTTATGGTTAGTGTGATGAGTCTCTGATTGTTTGCTTAGATGATACTAATTCCTCAAAGGATAAGTCCTCTACTTTATAATCTGTCCTCATTACTCCTACCATATTCTTCAAAGTACTCCAAGTTGCTTGGAATTCCTCCTCCTTGATCGAATGAAATAAACATCGATCCTTTGCATATATGTGATATATTTTTTCCATGGGGGAATAAAAAAATTTCCGAAAAATTTTTATACAATTCTTGGAGAATTGTTCCATTATATATGGGACTTAAAAAGAGCGGTTTTCCTCACACTTTTTACCCTGCGGAAATTTTTTATATATCGATATCTCTCTCGCTCTTTCAAAGGTTT